TCATTCGATAGTAAATTTTTAGCCTGCTCTTTTAAAATCATTGAACATTACCCATTCGTGGGGCTGCCTGCATTGACTTAACGCGCTCAACGTCAACGGCTGTGCCGTATTGACCCAATATCCTAGCAGCTTCAACAAGCAAGTCCTGGTTCATTTGATCGCGTTCTAAATCGTCACTGGCCTGCAATTCACGATATTTAAGCTGCAATTCAGCCAGTTCTTGGCCCTGCTTAGACTGCATCTGAGCGGCTTTAACTTGCATATCAGCTTGCATCTTAATTTGATCGCCTTGCATCTTGCCTTGTAGACGCATTTGATCGCCCTGCATTTTAGCCTGTGCTTTGATCTGTTCAGCTTGAATCAATGCTTGAGCCATTGGGTCTCCCTGCTCACCCTGCGCGGCTTGTGCGGCTTGCTCTGCCATTTGAGCCATTAACTGCTGCTCAGTTGCATCATCCATAGGTGCATAATAACGATCTGCATTATTGAACCCAGATAAAGCCAAGGTATCTGATAAAGTGTTACGCATTTGTGTCATTGAAACTAAGCCATTCTGAGGCCCGTAGGTCTGCCAAATTTGCTGCTGAGTTTGGAAAGTCTGCATCAGTGCTGCGGCCTTGGCATCTTCTTGCCCAGTGCCTAAACCGACATTAATTTCCATGTCCATTGAGCTATCCCAAATGGCAGGGTCAACACCCACAAACTGCCCGTTTAAACGCATCATTTGCTCGTCTGGCGAGTTTTTAACGGCAACGTGTAGCATTAGTTGAAATAACCGCTTAGTGCCTTCTGCGAGGTTTCTAGCCATGACTTCAACTTGTCCTGCGCCAGCTTGTGCGGTCAATGCGGCTGCGGTGGCAGAGGTGTTCTGCAACATATCAGGGTTAAGGCCCATACTCATTTTACTAATGCCTGTCTTTTCCTCAACTAGCATATCAAGGTATTGCAATGCTGGCAGTGTGGAACCAGCTACAAAAGGCACTGTTAATGGGTTAATCGACCCTATTTGCTCACTGCGAATGATTGCACCGATCTCGTTATTTAGCACATCGTCCATTTCCACCAAATCTTCATTGACCTCTAAACGTGGGGTGTTTACTAACGCCACATTGTCTAAAATGCCGCGTAATACACTAGTGGTGGTGTCTTGATCGTTAATCACTAACTCAGCTAATGAGCGTCCATAAAAGGCATGGGGTTCTGGGTCAACGTGGAAATCAGCAAACGGGGCTTTATCCCACGGCTCCATCTCAAGCACTTCGTAATCAGTGCCGCCACATAAGAACTTGTGCAAAGTGGGTATGCCGTTACCTTCTGCGTCAATGCGTAGATAAGCCTCTGTGACAAGAACCAGGCGCATAGATGGGTCATTCTCTACGCTTTCATCGTCTTGAACTGCATCACCAAATCGCTGTATCTTTTCAACATTGCCAATCAATGAATCGTTATCTGAGCCGTTTAGATTATCCACAACGTCTTGGTCAATGCCCATTGCCACTAGATCGCCTGCGCGTTTCTCGCTTCTGTGACAGCAAATATACGCATCATCAATCGACTTAGCTGAACCATCAATGAAAAATTCTTCTGGCGGTATACCTTCAATGACCATTTCGCCTTCTTCATACTTGTGCGTAATAACCATACTGTGAACATTGCGTTCAACGTCTAAGCCGAACTCGTCCATTTCCATTTCTATTTCTTGTCGATGTTCTACAACTTCAACACCTTCTTTGTTAACCAATACCTGTACTTCTTGGTCTGACAAGTTTTCATAGGTGTAAGTTTTAGCAATGGTTTCTTGGTTCCACCAGACTTTAACCACGCCTACTTTTTTAACCAGGGAGTCATGTATGGCATTGCTTAATACGTTATATCCACCTACTTTGTTAAACACCCAATGACAATAAGCTGTAGCTTGTTCTGCATTAGCCACATCTTCTGGGCCTTTGGGCGTAAATTCCACAAACTTATTATTGCTCATAAAAATACGCATCAGGCTAGGTTTAGCACCACGCACCACATCACGCACCTTAGTAGACACTACGCGTGAACGACCATCTTCATGCTCTAGGTCAACATTGCCGTCAAAGTAGCTTTGAGCGCGTTCACGTTGGTCTGCAATATCTGAATCAACGTAATCAATGGCTGATTGAATAGCCGTTTTAATTGCGCTTTGAATATCCTGTTGTGACATTTTAGGCATTACTGCTCTCCATTAACTTGTGACTGACCCAACTCTGAAAAAGCAGCTATTGACGCAAACCCTGAGTTAGCAAGCAGTAAATCACTAACCGCTTTAAGTTCTGCATCACTTACTTGCTCGGCTTTTGACGCCCTCATTATTACTTTAAGAGCAGTACGAGCCTCTTTGCCTTTGATCTGGGTTAAAGCCTTTGCTATGTCGGTGTATATTTCTTGCTTTGCTGCAACACTGAGCGCATCTGTTTCACCTGTAACTTTCTGCACCACACTTTGACTTGCCTTTGCTGGCTCTAACCTTAGAAGATGAGCAAACGCGCCAATATCAGTCATTTCATCGACCATTTCTTTTTGCGTTATTCTAATGCTAGTTTTTGAATTCATTGCAACAGCCGCCCTTAAAGCTAACGACATTTGTGCTTGATCTAAGTCTTTAAATAATTGTTTAGCTTCTGATGCACTTAAAAGTATTTTTATTTTGTCACGAGAATTTTTAGACGATAGCTGAGTAAAAACTGTTCGCAGTGTATTTATGTCAATGTCAGGGGAGGCAATAGTTGCTTTAACATTGTTTATTAAATCATCAACAGCACTTCTTACTCCAAGTTTTGCGTATTGTTTTTCAACACTTTCAGCACCTTTCATTGCTCTGGCAACGTCCCTTGCTGACATACCAGGCTTTAACATTCCCAAGCCAAGTTCAAGCGCATTATCTAAACTAATCTTATCACCGCCCAACTCAACTGCTTTTCTATACTCTGGTGACGCTTCCTTTAGTCTATTTGAAATTTCACGATACCAATTTACTGCATCTAAAGCGTCTGCTGTTGGTCTCCCAAAGTTATCAACTTCTTTAAAACCAACTTCACCGATTGCCTGCTTAATTTGATCTAACTGACGCAAGTTTGGCATCGTTGAAAAGCTAACAGTTCCATCGTCTGCAATATCTGCTAATATTTGCTCTGGCTGTGGCTTGCCAGTTTTATATGCCTCAAGCCTCATTTTTTCGTTAGCTCGTTCTATAGCAGCACCTTTAAAGCGATCAGGCAATGCATCAAAAACCCTTTCAATTTCTCTGCCTGCTGTTGAACTAAAATCTATAGGTGTTCCATAGGCTAGATCGTATGCCTCTTGCCTTTGAACTTTTGTAGATGAAGCAATGTTTTCTGCCATGTCTAAAGCGTCTGCTGCTTGATCGTCTACTTTAGGCAATACCCCTAGTGCATCATCCATAGAAGTTGATAGTGCTGCACCTTGCCTAGCTGCTCGCCCTGTAACTTCCTCTGAGGTTATCTGTGAAGCCCTGCCACCTGTTGACGCTGCGGCATCAAGCAAAGCCTGTGCTGCAAACCCAGAATCAGCAAGCATACCCTCTTCACCAGCGTTGAAAATGTTTTGTAGCGCAGATTTAATATCTGTGCCAGCATCCCGAAATGTAGCTGATAATACTTGCGCTGATGGAATTGATATATTTAAAGACTTTGCAATATCTTCTGCCCCAACATTTCTAAAGGATACTTTTAAATTTTCATAACCTTTAATAACGGCTGGAGGCAATAAACCACCAAACAAACCGCCAGCAGCACCTATGCTTCCACCTTCGACTGCACCTTCCATGCGCCCATCTTCACCGCCTCTGCCTGCGCCACTTACCGCACCTTCTACCAGGCCAAGTAATCCACCACTGCCACCTACGGCTACCATTTTTTGCACTGTGGGCAATTTAGATAACCAATTAACAAATGATGCTGGAGCAACAACGGGCGCAGCAATTATTGAAGGAACTACAGCACCACCAACTTGCAGCGCAGTGCTTTCAATAGGGTCTTGGCTTTGCTTTGCTTCTGAAACAGCTTTAGTTTTTGCTTGAAGTTCTGGTGATACTGCGCCTGCTATATCTTGTATCCACCCACCAACAAGCGGTATGCCCTCTGCTACCTTTAATGCTTGAGCAGTCAATGGTGCTTGTTGTAGATAGTCACGCTCTTTTAGATTCTGCATCCAATCTGCTGATGGGGCTTGAGGCTGGTTTCTTGGAAAATCTCTAGCTAATACCTTTTTAATCACAGCGTCAGATGTGCCTTCTGCAAACTCAGCAATTACATTACCATCTTCATCTTGTATAACTATTTCATTAGCCACTGATTAGATTCCCCTGTGCGTCATAAGTCTTAACTGTCTTACCTTTGCCAACAGGCTGACTTGCTGCATTAGCTTGCACAGCGCCAGCAGCAGCAACATCAAGTCCTTGCAGTGCTAATGCCCTATCTTTTCGCTTCTGATCTATAGTTGCAGGATCATCGCCAGCTTGAGGCATGTATCGTCTATCTGCATCCCAGTATTCATCAGTGCCAATTACAGCGCCAGATTCATCCCTTAATATAGACATAATGAAAGCGTCACGGGCCTGAGTGTACTGCCTGTACTCAGGAGTTTGCACAATATTACCTAGTGGAATTTTGCCTGCAATCCATCCTTTAAGGCTGGTTCCTTGCTGCTCTAAGCCGCCAAGAATATTATTTGCATTTTCACCCCTAATAAAGAACTTATAGTTTTTACCCTGCCCCTCAGTAAGATTCTTATTGCTTGATGTAGCCCCACCTTGAGTCATTGTAAAAGTACCATCTGGATTTGTGGTAAGGGTCATGCCTTTCTTAGCTCCACCCTCTATCATAAATTGTTGATACTCGGGCGTACCTTGTTTAAGACCAGCGGCTTCTGCCCTAGCTCTTAAAGTAATCATTGCTGGCGGTTCTTTGTTATCACTTGCAGTGGCGTCTGTGTATAAAACAGTACCATCCATAGATACTAATGATTTTCCAACCACTTTAACGTCACCGCCTTTTCTAGCAGCAGTAACAGCGTCACTAGGGGAAATAATCCCTGCCCTTAAAGCGTCATGTATCATAGGAAACTTTTCTTTTGACAGGATTTGCAAAGCCATAGCTGTTTGACTTTGTAGCTTTTCAGAAGCGTTAGTTTTTTCTCGCCTAGCCGCCAAAACTTTTCGCTGATCTTGAATACCAGCCATAATGCTATTAGCATTGGGATTGCCACTCATGCCTGCAAAGCCTTGAGCCAAACCTAGTGCCAAGCCTCGCTTATCATCGTCTGACATTGATGTTAATTGATTGCCAATGTTATCTAATAAACCCATTATAATTCCTTACTTTATGCCAGCGTAAGTTGTTCCAGCCAACGTCAAATAATCAAACAAACCAGGCGAATACCCTTGAGTTGTATTCTGTGGAGTTGGTGCGCCACCTACGGCCTGTAACAAATACTGTAGGCTTTGCGCTGGTGCGCCTGTGTATCCAGCGTATTGATTCTTGCCTGCGTTAATAAGCTGTTGATTCAATGCTTGCTGCATTGCGCCTTGTTGATCCATGCGGCCTTGAATAGTCTGGCCCATGCCAAAGCCTAGATTAGCCAAACTGCCCAACTGTTGGCCTGCATTTAAACGCTGTTGTGCGCCCGATAAGCCTGCCTGCTGGTTTTGCATTTGCGCTTGGCGTTCCATTGTCTGTGCGTTCT